GGCGAAGTTGTTTACGCATTTTCAGCACCAGCTGGTGGTTCTGGTCTACAGACTTTTGATTTGACTAACTTATTCGCTCTTTATAATAATATCAGAGGTAATGCTCCAGATATTTTGACTGTTGCTGTTTCTACAAATTCAACATCAACAAACGTTGCGGCGCATCTTATTGCGCAAGAAGCAATGTCATAAGGAACAAAAATGAAGTTAATAACAGAAGTATTCGAAGAAGTTGAATATCTTTCAGAAGCCAAAGAAGATGGCGAAAAAGAACATTATATTCATGGCGTGTTTCTTCAAGGCGATTTAAAAAATCGCAACGGAAGAATTTATCCAATTCATATTTTGGATAAAGAAGTTGGTCGTTATATGAAAGAAATGGTCAAATCAAGTCGCGCTTTTGGTGAATTGGGTCACCCTGCCGGCCCTTCAATTAACCTAGATAGAGTTTCTCATATTATTATAGATCTTAAAAAAGAAGGTAAAAACTATATTGGTAAGGCAAAACTTACTGATACGCCTATGGGCAATATAGCTAAAGGTCTTCTTAAATCTGGTGGTAAATTTGGTGTTTCTTCAAGAGGTCTAGGATCGCTTAAATCTGGTAAAGATGGAGCAATGGAAGTTCAAGACGATTATAGATTAGCCACTGCTGCTGATATTGTTCACGATCCTTCAGCCCCACACGCTTTTGTTGAAGGAATTATGGAAGGAGTTGATTGGCTTTATGATCCGGTTAAAGATACTTGGTACGAAGAAAAATTGATGAACACTAAAAAAGCGTTAAATAAAATGACTAGAAGTCAAATAGAAGAACAACAATTGGCTATTTTTGAAAATTATATAGCTTCGTTGACAGTAAAAACTACCCTAATATAAATAATTTTAAATTCTAATAAGGAGACCTTAAATGTCTGGAACCAACAAAAATCGTGAATTTGAAGAAATTCTTAGAGCTACTTTAGAAGAAGCCAAGAAAAAGAAGGCTAAGGCTAAAGATCGTGAGGAAGAAGAAGGCGAAGAAGAGGAAGAAGAAGGCGAAGAAGAGGAAGAAGAAGATTCTAAAGAATCTGACCGCGAACAAGGTTGGTCTAAGACAAACAAAGGATCTGAAAAGAGAGACGAAAAACAGGACGAAAAAGAAAACAAGGGTAAGAAAAGACCCGCTGCTTTCGGTAAAGTCGAAGAAGAAACAGCTGCTGCAGCTTCTCTTCACCCAGCCGCAAAGTCAATTGGTGATCCAAAGGCTCTTACTAAGTCAAAGATTGGTATGATGACAGGCATGATGCACATGATGAACGGCATGGGCAAAAATGACATGGTTGACTTTTTCAATAAAGTAATCGGCCTTTACGGTCCAAACAAAGATTGGGGCGTTGGCGATAAGTCAGGTTCAAATCAGTCTTCAATTGATATGCATCCTTCTCAAGCTGTTTCCGCAAAGGGTCCAAAGACTAAGATGCCTATGCCAAAGCTTAATGTCAAAGAAGACGTTGAAGCTATGTTTGAAGGTCAAGAACTATCAGAAGAATTTAAAGATACTGCCGCAACATTGTTTGAAGCTGCTGTATCAGCGCGCGTTATAGCTGAGTCTGCTCGTCTTGAAGAAGAATTCGAAGCTCAGCTTAACGAAAGCCTTGTTTCATTCAAAGAAGAAATTACTTCTAAGCTAGACACTTATCTAGATTACGTAGTTGAAAATTGGATGAAGGAAAACGAGGTTGCTATTGAATCAACACTTCGTAACGAACTTGCAGAAGAATTTATCGAAGGATTGAAGAATTTGTTCGCTGAGCACTACATTTCTGTGCCACAGGAACAGGTTGATGTTCTTGAAGCTCTTGCCGATAAGGTAAATGAACTTGAAGAAAAACTTAATGAAACAATTTCTGAAAACGTAGAACTAAAGAATATTGTTGTTGAAGAATCAGCAAAGGATATTTTTGAAGAACTCGCTTCCGACCTTGCACTAACACAGCAGGAAAAGTTCGCGACTCTCGCTGAAGGAATTGAATTCGACGGAGATCTTGGAATTTATGAAAAGAAATTGAAGATCATCAAGGAAAACTATTTTAGACAGGAACAAACTACTTCAACAAACATTCAAGAAGAAACTTTTGAAGGTGAAGTAGGAACTGTTGTAAATATTGATCCTGCCGTTAACCGTTACGTTCAAGCTCTTGCAAGAACAGTTAAGAAGTAAAAAACTAAATTTTATAAATAAATTGAAATAACTTAATTAACCCGAAAGGAAAAATAAATGTATCTAGCTGAGGAAATTCAAAATAAGTGGGCTCCAGTTCTTGACCATGACGCTCTTGGCGTTATCAAGGATCAGCACCGCCGTTCTGTAACTGCAATGATGCTCGAAAACACTGAAAAGGCTCTAGCCGAATCAGGAGCTCACGGCGGTTATCAGACTCTTTCAGAAACATCGTCACTACTTCCAGTTAACGCGATGGGTTCTTCATCGTCAACTGCTGGCGCTGGTGGTATCGATACTTTCGACCCAGTATTGATTTCTCTTGTACGTCGTGCAATGCCTAACCTCATTGCTTATGATATCTGCGGCGTTCAGCCAATGACTGGTCCTACTGGACTTATCTTCGCAATGCGTTCACGTTACGCTAACCAGACTGGTACAAACGGTCTTGCTAACGGCCAGACCCAAGATAACGAAACTTTCTACAACGAAGTTAACACAGCCTTCACTGGTGAAGGTGGTCTTACTGGCGTTAATCCAAATACATTTGGTCAGGGCTTCCTTGGTACTATTCCTGGTGCAACTAATACTTCACCACTTACAGCTACCAACACTTATAACACTGGACAGGGTATGTCAACATCACAGGGCGAATCTCTTGGTGTTGATTCAGGTAACGCTTTCCCACAGATGGCCTTCACAATTGAAAAGGTTACTGTAACTGCTAATACTCGCGCTCTAAAGGCAGAGTATACAATGGAACTCGCACAGGACCTTAAGGCAATTCACGGTCTTGATGCTGAAACAGAACTTTCAAACATTCTTTCAGCTGAAATTCTTGCTGAAATCAATCGTGAAATTGTTCGTACAATCAACATCACAGCTGTTCCTGGCGCTCAGCAGAATACAACTACTGCAGGCGTATTCGACCTAGATACAGATTCAAACGGTCGTTGGTCAGTTGAAAAGTTCAAGGGTCTTATGTTCCAGCTTGAACGTGAAGCTAACTTTATCGCTCGTACAACTCGTCGTGGTAAGGGTAACATCGTTATCTGTTCTTCGGACGTTGCTTCCGCTCTACAGATGGCCGGTGTTCTTGATTACGCTCCTGCTCTTAACTCAAACAAGCTAGAAGTTGATGATACTGGTAATACTTTTGCTGGTGTTCTTAACGGTCGTCTAAAGGTTTATATTGATCCATATGCTATCGGTGGTAACTATATCACTGTAGGTTATAAGGGTTCATCAGCCTTCGACGCTGGTCTATTCTATTGCCCATACGTTCCTCTACAGATGGTACGCGCGGTTGATCAGTCAACATTCCAGCCAAAGATTGGTTTCAAGACTCGTTATGGCGTTGTTGCTAACCCATTCGCTCAGGGTCTAACTAAGGGTTCTGGCGCTCTTGCTATTAACACTAACGTTTACTATCGTCGCGTTATTGTTAACAACCTTATGTAAGATATACAAAAAGACGGTTTCAAGCCGCAAACTGGGGAGCTTCGGCTCCCCTTTTTTATGTATAAATAGTATGAAAAGGAGATAACGATAATGTCAGCACTAGATAATACAACACCGGAAAATCGTAATTTTCTTAGTCCGCTCAATTTCAGATTTCAAATCAAAAAAGCTCCAAACGTTAATTTTTTCGTTCAAAAAGTTAACATAGCTCCTATTTCAATTAAACCGGCCATTACAGCGACTCCTTTTGTAAATATTCCCTTTCCTGGCGAACACATAGATTATGACGCTTTAAGTATTACATTTAAAGTTGATGAAGATTTACAGAATTATCTTGAGATACATAATTGGCTCAAAGCTTTAGGTAAACCAAAAGATTTTTCTGAATACGCTGATTTAGCCAACAATCCTTCTTATACAGGCGATGGTATATATTCGGATATTTCTTTGACTGTATTGACGAGCGATAAAGCGCCTAATTACGAAACAATTTACGTAGACGCTTTTCCTATAAGTCTATCAGGATTGACATTCAATACAACAGACTCAGATGTTAATTATTTAGAAGCTTCGGCCTCTTTCAAATACACTTACTACGATATTAATAAGATTTAGCTTTACTTTTCTAGAAAAGTATAGTATAATGTAATATTAATAAAATGAGGTGTATTATGAATATTGATGAAATTTCTGAACTTTGGAAAAAAGATTCTATTATAGATAGAACTGAATTGGGTGATGAAGCTCTTAAAATTCCTTCTTTACATCAAAAATATTACAATATTTACATTAACGAAAAATTGATTCTTCGCAAACAAGAAGCTAATTTAAAACAATTAAAGTTAGAAAAATATGAATTTTTGAGTCAAGGACCAAACGAAGAAACACAAACCAAAGGTTGGAAACTACCAGCAAAAGGTTTGATACTTAAAACCGATATACCTATGTATATGGAAGCTGATGAAGACCTTATTAATATGTCTCTCAAAATAGGGTATCAACAAGAAAAAATAGAATTTTTAGAATCGATTATCAAAAGCCTAACTAATAGAGGATATCAGATTAAATCTGCTATTGATTTTATAAGATTTACAAGCGGTTCATAATGAATACAGTACAAATATTCAAAATAAACGAATTATACAATAAGATAATAGCCGAACCTTCAATAATTATGGAGATGAGCAGTTATTTTACTTTTGATGTTCCGGGCGCAAAATTTACACCCGCTTATCGTAATAAGATGTGGGATGGTAAAATACGTTTACTCAATCCGATGACTTGTCAATTATACGCTGGTCTTAATCGTTATGTTGAAGAATTTTGTAAATCAAGAAATTATGAATTAGAATATCTTTCCGATTTTTCATCAGAAGAATTTTCAGTCAAAGAAGCAAAAGAATTTATTGATGAACTTAAACCAACTATTCAACCCAGAGATTATCAATTAAACGCTTTTATTCATGCTGTAAGAGAAAGAAGATCGCTTCTTTTATCACCAACAGCTTCAGGAAAATCTTTCATCATTTATATTTTAGTGAGGTATTATGCTAAACGCACTCTTATTATCGTTCCAACAACTTCTCTCGTTTCTCAGCTTGCTTCTGATTTTGCCGACTATGGTTTTGATTCTTCTAAATACGTTCATAGAATATTTTCTGGTCAAGATAAACAGACGACTAAACCAATCACAATCTCTACCTGGCAGTCCATTCATAAGCTTCCTAAAGAGTTTTATAAACAGTTTGATGTAGTCATAGGAGACGAGGCACATCTATTCAAAGCCAAATCACTAACCTCTATAATGTCTAAACTCGATGATTGTAAATATAGATTTGGTTTTACCGGAACTTTAGATGGCACTCAAACTAATAAGTTAGTGTTAGAAGGTCTATTTGGACCTGTTAGAAAAGTAACATCAACAGCAGAATTGATAGAACAAAAACATTTGGCTTCTTTTAAAATAAAAGCTATTGTTCTTTCACACCCTGAATCTACCCGTAAAATGCTAGCTAGAGCAGCGGATTATCAAGCCGAGATGGATTTCATAGTTAGATTAGAAGCAAGAAACAAATTCATTCGTAATCTAGCTTTATCGCTTAATGGTAACACTCTTTTATTATTTCAGTTTGTAGAAAAACACGGTAAAGCTCTTTACGATAATTTAATTTCAGAAGCTCCAGATAGAAAAATATATTATGTTTCAGGTTCTGTTGATGGAGAAGAACGCGAAGAAATAAGGAAAATAGTTGAAAACGAAACTAATGCTATTATCGTAGCTTCTTATGGAACGTTTTCTACAGGCGTTAATATTAAAAACCTTCACAATATAATATTCTCTAGTCCTTCGAAGTCTAGAGTTAGAAACTTACAGTCTATCGGTCGTGGATTACGTAAGTCTGAATCTAAAGAAGAAGCGGTATTATATGATATTGCTGACGATATATCATGGAAGTCTAAAAAGAACTTCACTTTGTTACACTTTATGGAACGAGTAAAGATATACAATGAGGAGAAGTTCAGTTATAAACTATATAATGTTTCCTTAAACTACTAATATTATCATCATCACATTAGTGATTATACTACATTGGCAAAAAAAGTAAAGGACTAAAATGAAGAAACCAAGAAATTATATCAACAACAAAACTCTGTATACCTCTATCATAGAATATAAAACAAAATTAAAACAAGCTATTGAAGATGATAAACCTATGCCGCAAGTTTCAAATTACATAGGTCAGTCAATTATTTTAATTTGTGAAAATTTAGCCAAGAAACCTAATTTTTCCGGATACACTTATAAACAAGATATGATTTCGGACGGTATTCACGATTGTATAGCCGCTGTTGATAATTTCAACCCGGATAAAACTAATAATCCGTTTGCATATTTTACTCAGATCGCTTGGAACGCCTTTCTTAGACGTATACAAAAGGAAAAAAAACAAACTTATATTAAACATAAAAACTTCGAAAATAGTTTCTTAACAAACCAACTTTGGACAAATAACGATAACATGCAATTGAAGTCTAATGAATATTCAAATGAATTGGTAAGGTCTTTTGAAAGTAAGTTGACTTTTGCTTCAAAGAAGGGTAAACTTAAAGGAGTTGAATTGTTTTCAGAGGAAGAACAAGAAAATGAAAAATCTACACTTAGTACCGATTAATATTCAAGATCTAGTTGAAAAACTTAATGATAAAAATGTTAGAGAAAACGAATTGATGAATTATCAGCTCAGATTAGAAGCTATAAGAGACTATACAACACTTTGTTTAAACACTTATTCTAGAGATAAAGCTTCGTTTACTAATCGAAAGTAAATCGCTAGATGAAAATTGCGCTGATTACTGACTAAAATTATATAAAATATAAATAGATAGAGCAAAGGAGAATAATATGTTCTATCTATATTTAAAAAAACATAACGAAACAGGATTACAATATCTGGGGTATACAAAAAATAATCCTAAAAAATATAAAGGTTCTGGTATTTACTGGAAACGACATATTAAACAATATGGATATAATGTTACTACAGAAATTTTATTCAAATCTGAAAGTATTGATGAAATATCAAAAATGGGTAAATATTATTCAAATTTATGGGATATAGTTAACAATAAAAATTTTGCTAACTTATGTGAAGAAGACGGTAATAAAGTTTACGGTAATGCTAATCCCAATTTTATTGGTCATCCTCAAACAATTGAAACAAGAAAAAAAATATCTGAAAACAATAAAAAGAGTAATTTGGGAAAATATGGTAAACAACATCCTGCATATGGACATAAAGTTCCTTCGAATGTTTATAAAAATGTTAATAAAATGATTGAAAAAAATAAAGATAATGGACCATGGAATAAAGGTAAAACTGGATTTACTATGTCTAATGATACTAAAAACAAAATGTCTGCATCTGCTAGTAAATCTCCAAAAGAAATTGTAGAATGTCCTACATGTAAAAAACTAGGTGGTAAACCTGCAATGAAAAGATTTCATTTTGATAATTGTAAAGGTATATAATTTATGCGTTTGGCACTAATAACCGATACACATTGGGGTGTTCGTAATGATAATGTCGCTTTTCTCGATAATTCTAAAATATTTCTCGATAATATCTTTTTTCCTTATCTACTTAAAAATGAAATTAACACTGTTATTCATCTAGGAGATCTTGTCGATCGTCGCAAATATATTAACATTAACACTGCTCGTCGACTCAGGGAAGATTTTTTAGAACCTTTATTCGTGAATAGAGTTAACGTTCACATCATCGCGGGTAATCATGATACTTATTTTAAAAACACTAATTCCGTCAACGCTTTAAACGAGTTAGTTTCGGGGTCTTATCCGTTTAAGATATACGACAAGTTCCCGGAAGAAGTAGAGTTTGATGGAACAAAAATATTGTTTGTACCTTGGATTTGTGATGATAACAGAAAACAAACATTGGAAAAAATTAAATCTACAGAAGCTCAAATAGTTATGGGGCATTTGGAGATCTCAGGGTTTGAGATGCATAAAGGTTCTATTGTATCTCATGGAGACGACCGTAATATTTTTTCTAAATTTGATTTGGTGATGTCGGGTCATTATCATCATAGATCTACGGACGGAACAATATTTTATCTAGGTTCTCATGCAGAATTTACTTGGTCTGATTATAATGATCCTAAAGGGTTTCATGTATATGATACGGAAACAAGAGAAATACAATTTGTAGAAAACCCCTACAAAATGTTTAAGAAAATTTGGTATAATGATTCTGATGAAAAATTCGTTAACAATAAAATAAATTACAACGAATATAGAAATTGTATGGTTAAGGTTATCGTTCAAGAAAAAAACAATCTTTATTGGTTCGATAAATTCATTGAAAATATAGAAAACGTTAACCCCATTGATTTACAGATAGTTGAAGACCATTTGAATTTAAACCTCGAGGATGATAAAGATATAGTTAATGAAGCTGAATCAACAATAGATATATTCAAAAACTATATTGAGTCTTTTGAAGATAAATCTATAGATAAAACTAAATTAGAAAATAAAATTGTAGAAATATACAATGAGGCTATAGCTTTAGAATGATTACATTTAAAAAATTAAGATGGATGAATTTTCTTTCGACCGGAAATATATTTACGGAAATTTCTCTTAATGAAAATAACACTACATTAATAGTTGGTGAAAATGGGGCTGGTAAATCTACTATACTAGATGCTCTTTCTTTTGTTTTGTTTGGTAAACCGTTTCGTAAAATCAACAAACCACAACTATTAAATTCTATCAATCAAAAAGGATTGTTAGTTGAAGTGGAATTTTCTATACAAAATAAAGAGTATAAAATTGTTAGAGGTATGAAGCCTTCGGTGTTTAAAGTGTTTCAAAACGAGACACTGATGAATCAATCTGCGGAAATGAAAGATTATCAAGAAATACTTGAAAAGCAAATACTCAAAGTAAATCACAAATCGTTTTGTCAAGTGGTTGTTCTTGGTTCGGCAACGTTTCAACCATTTATGCAATTATCCGCTTCTAATCGTAGAGAAATTATCGAAGATTTGTTAGAGCTTCAAATTTTCACTACCATGAATTCTTTGTTGAAAGATAAGTTATCAGATAACAATGAACTATTGCGTGATAAAATGTCCGAAAAGAAAATTATTGATTCTAAAATAGAATTAACAAAGAAACATCTTTTGAGTATACAAAACAATAACGAAAATATTATTTCCGAAAAGCAAATCTTAATCAAAGAAACTGAAATCAAAATTCAAAATAATTTGAGTAAGTTAGAAACGTTTATTGAAAATGTTAAAGAATTAAATTCAAAAATCATAGATCAAGATAAAGTAAATAAGAAAATTACAAAGCTTTCTCAACTCAAACATCAAATAGAAGCTAAAGTTGCTTTGTTGAACCGCGATGTTGATTTCTTTGATAAACATAAAGATTGTCCAACTTGTAAACAATCAATACAAGAAGATTTTCGAGAAAAAACTATAAATGAAAAAAAGGAGATTATTGAAGAATCGCAAGACGGTTTGAATAAACTAGCCGTAGAATATGAAGCTTCTAATAATCGTCTCAATGAAATTATGTTAATATTAAATGATATTAGAAATAAAGAGATGGAAATATATAAACTTGAAACTGATATCAAAACTATGAATAATTATATAAACGAATTGAAAAAGGATATCAATTTAATTAAAAACAAACAGATTGAAGACACAGACAATAATATTACGGATTATGAAAACGAATTGAAAGAGTTAGAATTAAAAATCGTCATCGTTAAAGAGGATCGAAACATATTAAACGCTGCTTCTATCTTATTGAAAGATGGCGGAATTAAAGCTCGTATCATCAAACAGTACATACCAGTTATCAACAAACTGATTAATAAATATCTTTCGGCGATGGAATTTATGTGTCAATTTGAACTTAATGAGGAATTTAATGAAACCATCAAATCCAGGTTCCGCGACGAATTTTCTTATGAATCGTTTTCTGAAGGCGAAAAGATGCGAATCAATTTGGCGATATTATTTACTTGGCGCGCTGTGGCTAAGTTGCGTAATAGTATTAATACTAACCTTTTGATCATGGACGAAGTTTTCGATAGCTCGTTGGACGGAAACGGCACAGAAGAATTTCTTAAGATAATAAAAAGCTTGACTTCTGACACAAACACGTTTATAATAAGTCATAAAGGCGACCAATTATATGATAAATTTGATAGAGTTCTCAAGTTTGAAAAACACAAGAATTTTTCAAGATTGGCGAGTTGATTCGATTTTATCAATTCTTTGGTTCAATAAATGAAAATGTTGATCAATATGCTCTAATAGATGAGATAAATTTTTATGTTGTTGTTTTTCGAGATCGTATATTTTTATACTACGATCTCTATCTATTTCTTCTTGTCTATTAGAAGCCATCATGATAACTGGAGCGGCATAAGCAGCTTGAAAACTAAGCACAAGATTTAGGAATACGAATGGATAAGGATCAAAATTATTTGGAGAAAATACGTTAAAGAGTATCCACACCGCCAACATCGCTGTTTGTATAATTAAAAACGTCCAAGATCCCATGCTAAAAGCTACTTTATCGGCTAGAAATTGTCCTATAGTTAATCCGTTTTTCATATTTTATCCTTTCTTTAAGTTAAGTTTTATTTACATGGACAAAACAATGAATAACATTTGGCGCATATGGGCGAAGGCGCTCGGAGAAAAATCAGGCAAAAGTGATGATGAATCCGATAAAATCGCTATAATTAGAACTGTAATTGTATTAAGTTATATTATAACAAACCTATTTATTATCGCTGGAGTAATAAAACATTGGAATTGATTAAGGAAAATAATAATGAATCTAGTAAAACCAAATGACCCTATACTTACTACTGAATGTAAGCCTTTTGATTTCGCTCACCCTCCTTTTGATCCTATTGATTTCAGCAAAGAAATTGTTAAATTCATGTATGACTCTGGGGGTATTGGTCTGGCTGCTAATCAAGTTGGAGTTCCTTACCGTATTTTTGCGATGAGAGGAGCTCCGGAAAACTTTGTTTGTTTCAATCCCAAAATAGTTCAATTAGGCGAACAAGAAGTTTCCCTTGAAGAAGGGTGCTTGACTTATCCCGGATTATTAGTTAAAATAAAGCGTCCTCAACATATAAGAGTTCGTTTTCAGACGCCTAACAGCGACACTTTGACGAAACAGTTTACGGGTATGAGTGCTAGAATATTTCAACACGAACTAGATCACCTAGATGGGGTTATATTCTATAACAGAGCTAATCGTTATCATAGAGATCAAGCTTTGAAGAGCTGGAAACGTGGTGACGTTTCTGCGATTCAAGTGAATCCCCTTGGAGAGTATTATGAACATCTTTTAAAATAGTAAATTTGTTTTACAATTATTGTTATGCCATCGACTAATATTAAACGCAGTAGCTATTTTACCACAATGTATACAAGTGTCATTTTTATGTACTCTTCCTTTTTGAGCTAATCCTATTGCTATTTTATGACTTTCTGATTTTGCATTTTTATAATTTTCTTTGTTCGGTTTAGGTTTTCTAAGTTTTTCTTTCACCCATTCTGGTCTTGGAACGCCTTTTAATGCATTAGATCTTTCTTTCTTAGCTTGTTCATACATAGCTCCAGTAAATGGTCTTGATTGATATGGGTTAGAAACAATCATCATAGCAAATGCATGTTTCAACTTTCTATTATCTGGATACGCTTTACATAAAAAATAATGGGCAAGAAAATGAGCTTTAGGAG